CCTGATTCGATTTTAACAACGGTGCCTTTAACGGCAACGCTGGTTGAGGTTAGGTCTGCGGTGCTATAAGCGAACAATCCGATTACATCGTGTTCGCTAACTTGTCTAAATGGTCTTAGTGTAGCCATATTATTTTTTCCTTATGTATTTTATTTGTTAGTTTTATAGTTGGACTTCAAATCCTTCTACGCTGAAAGCCTTCTTGTATTTATCAACAAGACTTTCAGAAGCTTGACTGGAGTTGGGAATAGCGTTGTCATTAACGACAGCGTTATCGATGGCATTTTCAACTGCATCTGAAACTTCAGAAGCGTTGGCGGAAGCCATTACCTTACCCTTTTCCGATACTTCTTGAGCTACTGGAGCAGGTTTCTTGCCCTTTAGTAGTACGCCCATTTTCTTTTTATAAGCAGCGAAAGCGTCTTCACCCATTTCAGAAATGTCACCGGCAATAATCTCGCGCTCTTCGGCAGAAAGTTCGAACTCACCATCGAAACCAGCCATTCTTTGGTTAAAGAGTTCTTGCTTTGCTTTAGCTTCGTTTTCCTTTTGAATTTCAGCTAAAACTTGATTAACTTTTTCGTACTCAGCCTTTAGTGTCTCAAGCTCCTTTGTCAATGAATCGGCTTTTTCGATAGAAGCTTTGATGGCTTCTTGTGATTGATTCTTCTCAATTTCAAATTGATCTGAAGCCTTTTTAATTTCTTCAGAAATGAAATCAGAGATAACTGATGCTGAAACCTGCTTTAGGCTTTCATCAGTAATGTCAGAAATTGCATTAATCTTCATAACTTTATTATTATTATCTACAGTATTTTTATTATTTTGTGAAATATCTTTTTGTTCTACTGCCTCAGAAGCTTCAACTTTCATATCCTGTTCAGGCTTGATAGTTAAAATTCCTTTGACATCAGCGGCTGGAGTTTCGGTAATACCAACTCCAAGAGGAACAACTTTATCAATGATTTTGCGGTATATTTTTTTACCGCCATCTATTGTTCCGCTACCACCGAAAGCTTTTAAATAACCTTTATATTTTTCGATTTGATCTGGTTCAGAAATAACTTCAGCAGAAGCTATATTCTTCTCATTATTATCTAGTAATAGTAGGTTATAGTTTGAAAATCCTAATTCCCAAGAAGTAGAAATAGATAAATAATCTTCGCTTGAAGGATCTGAAGAATTTTCTACTAATTTAGTAATTCTTGGATTAACTACTTTCCATAATACGCCGCCAAGAGTGATATTAAATGGTCCATCCATCTTAGAAACTTCTTCTTCGGTCAATGGACGATCTGTACCAAACTCACTAAATCCAGCTTTTAGAATAGTACCAATTACCTTTTCTCTATTATGTTCAATATTAATAGGTTTGTTAATAAAATTCTTATAAATCTCAACGGCGGTCTTTGTATCAATAACATCATTGTTTCTATTAACTCTATTTGCGACACAGGCGTTAAAAGCAATTGGCAAAAGATCGATGTTTGAAGCAGAATCTACTTCTGGAACAAACGCGCCAATCTTTTCTAAACTTGCTAGTGCTAGATTAAAATCAAAATCTTCCGAATGAAGAGTTTTAATTTCAGAACTAAAAATTGATTGAAATGGGAAATCTTCCATATTACTTAAGAGTTAGTAGATATTTAGTTTGATTTATACTTCCTAGAATTTCATCTCTGATATTCAAAAGATCTGAATCTTTAACGGGATTTAAATCTGCGGGAAGTTCAACTGTTAGATAAGTAATAAAAGTATCTAAAGCTTGAACAGGATTAGATGTTTTATAATTAGCTAAAGTTAATACGAAATTTCCATTAGCAACAATGCGACCATATTTGCCCATATAAGTTTCTACAAATTCATCAATACTCTCAGAAAGATTGTCGTATAATTCTCCGAAAGTTTTATGCTCGGCATAACCATAAGTTTGCCAATGATAAATCTTGATCTGATTTTGAAACTCTAACATTTTAGAAAGTATATTCATATATTTAATAATTTAAATTACCATTGAACTTGATCGTATCTTTTTCTATATTCTCTAGAGTCTTCTACAACTCCGCCTTCTTTTTGACCATGTTCAGCTTCTGGAGGATTTATCTCATCAGAAATTTTTTGAAGTTGTTTAAGGACTTTTGGAGAAAGAGTTGAAGGGTCATATTTTTTAGCATCATATTTTCTCAATTGATCTTTTGTTTTTGTAAGCATATCTCCCTTTTTATAATTTGCTCCATCATTAGCAACTTCATAAGTAATTACTTGTCCAGCATTATCTGGAAGATCTTTAATAGCTTTTACAATACCCATACTGCCATAATGCATACATTTAGAATTAATATTCATTACACCACACCCTTCTTGCATGTCGTCTTCTGTATCTTCTACGATTTCAGAAGCGAAACCTTCTCTTGGGTAAACGATATAACTATGAACATTATTGATATGATCTTCAATTAATGCGATATCAGCCAACATCCAAGGAGCGGAAGATCTAAATGCTGCTTCTGGATTTGACTTTATTAAAGCTACCAACTCTTTCATTTTTTCAATACCAGCATCAAAAACTGTTACAGCCATTTCGGCGGCTTCTTGAGCATTAAACAACATCTCTTCGTGATCGTCTGTAACTGAGATATCGTCAGCTTTTGCTAAATCAGGCCAAATTTTAAGTAATTCAGCTTGATCCCAGAAAGTCTCACCATCCCATTCGCCTTCTTCAGCTTGAGCTTTTTTCAAAGCGTCTTTTTGAGGGTAATCTTTATCTCCAGGTTGGGCAGGTTTATAATTTTTGCCCATTTTTTCTTTTTTCTTTTGGATATTATACCAAAGACCTTTGTTAGCTTCTGATTCCATAGCAGCCGAACCTTCAACTGGCGCAGTAGCTCTCCATTGTCTGCATGACCAATAATTAGCTTTCCATTTTGGTCCCGGCTTTGAATCGCAATGATGACGAGCGCGGTAACTTTTACGACGAGCAGGATCGTCGCGCTTAATTTCCATATTTGGATCGCCAAAATTTACTTTGACGACATTGCCCTTTTCATTTTTTACATATACAGAAAACTTCTTAGGGCCATTGGGAGTTCTAAAAGGCTTATTCAAAGTCTTTTTCTCTTTTGCGGCTAAAGAAATTTTATTAGAAAAATCTAATTCTATTGGATTATTATAGTTCATACCAGAATTTGTTTGAGTTATCTTCTTCGTCTAAATAAAGTTCTTCTACATTTTCAAAGTCGTAATTCAAATCGTATTCTTTGATATCAGCTTCAGCTTGAGCAAAATCTACATCTTCCAATTCCCAAGAATCTGATATATCAATAGAAGTAGAACTACGAGCAATATCAGAATCTGCTTTTCTATAAGCATCTTTAACAGATTTACCAGCCATCATTCTTAAAAACATATTAACTCTTGCTGCGGCCCATCCTCCTCTAGTCATTCCAGGTCTATGAGAAGAACTAAATGCGCCAGCACCTCTACGATATACTTTTTTTAATTGAGTTAAATTAACTTTTCTAGAATGCTTTGCGTTATGATTTTTTACTTTATTTTTAAGCATTTCTATAACTTTAGTAGAAAAAGTTATTGCATCTCCATTTGTTCCAGCAGATCCAGATTTATTCTTTGAAGAACCTTTCTTTTTTTCAGAAGGTTTAGCTGGAGTTTGCGCCGCGCTTTTTGGCCCAGATCTCTTAGCTTCTATTTCTACATCAAGCTTTTCTAATTTTGGCAATACAAAATTTTCTCCAGAAACAATAGCATCTTCAACAACAGGTTTTACCTCTTGTTTCTTATACTCTATCTCAATTGGATCGTTAAATGCTTCCGAATTCATTTATTTTTATTATATTACACTAATTTAGTAATTATAATTTACTATTTAATAAAATTGAAGCCATAAATGGATCAAGTCCATGCTTAATTGCAATATCATTTACTTCATTTATTCTATCTGTATTTGAATCTACAGGATTATTACAGTATTTTTCAACGTTTTGTTCCCAAGATTCTACAGATTCGTTCGCTATAATTATTTTAGATATTTCTTCGGCAACTTGTTTTTGATTATCATTTAATTTCTTTTTATTATGCTTTTTCTTCAAAAAGTTTTCCACTGATCCTTGAAGTTGCTGAAATTTAAGAATATTATCTTTAACTTTTACAAAGCTATAATTATCTTCTTGAGCTTTGATTTGTTGTTTAATTTTTGTTGTTCCCGCTGGTCTTCCTGCTTCTGGAGCAGGTTTTGCCCCACCAATAATTGGAGCGTAAAGTCCTTCGTCTCTTAGTTCTTTCGTCATTCTTTGAGATTCTAGAGAAGTTTCTAAATCTGGAAGAACACCAGTTTCGATAGCTTTGAGAGTTTCTTCAGGAGTAAGAACACCAAGCTCCAAAAGTCTTGTATAAACACGATTTTGAGTTGTGTTATCTTTCAAATTAACTTCTTCAAAATAAGGAACTGGATAACCTCTGAATCCAAGAGATTTAGATATCCTCTTTATCTCTGGAATTAAAAAGTCATTTAAAAAAGCTTGACGACCTTGATTTAATCGCGCCAAAAATACATCAATTTTAGCTTCTTGATTAGAGAATTTTTCACCTCCGACAAGAATATTATTGAGGCCAAGATTAATGTCATTATTGACTGTTTCATATTTTTTAGGGTCTAATAAATCAGCTATTTTAGGAACGACGAATTCTGCTTTTGTAGTGTAATCAGCGATAAGGACGCGACCTACAGATTCATTTTCAAATAATTTTTGCATCGACTCAAGATTCTTTTGGTTAATGCCGCCTTTCTCTGGTTCAGCGCCCATTGTGACAAGTAGAATTGCTTGTTGCATTGTGCGAGCAATAGCCATATCCATCTTCTTCAATTCAGCTTTGAAATTAATATCTTCAAGAACTGGATATCCCATTGGAACAGCAAAAGGTTCGTAGTCTTGCTTTTTATAAAATACAGATTTGAATCTTTCTGGATTAAGGACAATTCTTAATGAACCAATCTTAGAAGTCTTTATCAAATGTTGAGTATCAGCATCGAAACTATCAAAAATTTGCTGATCTTCTTCCGTAGTAATAACTCTTAATCTGCTTAACTCATATTCACTAAGAACTTTATAATATTTTCCAGTTAAATATGAAGTTCCGCTAGAAAATTGAATATCTACAGGATTAATAATAACATAACGGACTGGAATCTTAACATCAGAAAGATTTAATGGTCCTCTTCCTAATAATTGGATTAATCTATTTGTATCTTCTTCTTGAATAACTCCTTCAAAACGATATATAAATACATTTCCAGAACGATAATATTCTCTGAAAAATCTATCTTGAAAACTCCAAAGATTAATCTTTTTAAATAACGCTTCAAAGAAATCTCTAGACTTTTTTGTCCCGCCTTGAAAATATAAATTACTGACAGAAAACTCTGTCATCAAATCAATAACGTTTCTGAATTGAGCAAAATTATAATAAGCTTTTTGGCATAAAATTGTAGCATCTTTTATGTCGATTGAGCTTCTATCAGCAAAATTAGTACGAGTATATTTAAATGGCATCAAGCCATCATCAATATTTTTAAACTTGTCTGTTCTTTCTATAGAACCAGCTTTATTTCTTCTCATGCTTGTAGAAGAAGAAGCTGTTGAAACCATCAAAGGCTCTGTTTCTTGAGATTTAAGTTTTGATTTCATTTTATCTTATGGCGAGAACATTATATGTTACACCTGATATAGTTATTTGTTGAATATACAATTGTCCGCTTGGAACGGAGCCTGTACTTGGAATAGATCCAAACGCTTGAGTATAAAATCCTGTTTCAACATTAAATTTCGCACCACTCTTAATAGTAAAATTAGAATCCTTATATAAAGTTTCTTTTGAGCCGCTCTTTATTTCTAAAAATGAGCCGCTATTTAAATTAATATATGATTGATTATAATCTGAAACGCCGCTTAATTGAGCTAGATCAGAATCAGATAGTTGAAGAGAATTTGAACTGAGTATTAAATCATTTCCAACTCCAGATACATAAACATCATTATAAAAAAATGATTGACCACTATTAGTTAATGTAGCAGAATTTGAAAGTCTAAAAGAAGAAGTCACTTGAACTGACGCTCCAGTTGTATTTCCTAATAAAGAAACATCTCCTGAAAAAGTTGTCTTTGTAGCAAACGCTTGACCAGTTCCACTAAATACTATATTTCCACTATTGAATGATACTCCGCTGTTAAAATTCGTTACTCCTGAAAAATAATTTGTTCCTGCGTAATAATTAGTTCCAGAGAAGTTGGCGTTTCCAGAAAAAATATTAGTTCCAATTAAATATGTATTTGTTGATCCACCAGCACTTGTTCCAAGACGAACATCTCCTAAAGCTTGAAAAGTTCCGCTAAAAACGCTTGTTCCAACTCCGACGCTCAATGTATCAGTTACAACTATTGGATCATTAAATGTAGATGTTGAATTAAATGTAGTGGCACCATCAAATCTAGAAGTTCCAGAAAATCCAGCAGCACCAGATACAGTAAATACATCTTCCATAATAACTGGATTATCAAAAGAAGCATCTCCATCAAACCTAGATGTTCCAGTTATATTTAAAGTTCCTAATCCAGTAATATTTCCTGACACTAATAATCCAGAAGCAATTTGAAAATCTTCTCTAGCATAAGAAGTATCTTTTAAATCAGCCGCGCCACTTACTGTAAGAGAGCTATTAAAAACAGAAGGCTTGGAAGTATAAACTGTTGAGCCTGTGTTCGATACACCTAAAGCTCCAGTCATGTAACTCCCAATCTCGCCAGACTTAATCTGCTTTAAACCTATAAGACTTTGCGGCATTTTTATTAATTACACCTTTTTATATCATTCTTGGCGAAAAAGTAGATACTTCTTTTATTTTTGAAGAAGCTTCTAACTCAAAATAGAACTTTGTCGCCCAATTTGCTAACATTAAAGTAGTATAATTATCTTTTCTAGCTCTATTAGGAGACATGTCTCTTTTTAAATGTTGAGGTAGATCAAAGGACTGAGATCCTTTGGCAGAAGATTTTACTTCTATTAACGCGCATTGCTTTTTCGTTTGATATATGATATTATCTTGGAATTCAATGAAATCTAAAATAGATTCATGACCGACATTATCTAAATTAACATGACAAGAACTTTGTATATCAAAAGCTTCATTATTAGCAGAAGTCCTAGAAGCAAACCAAACTTTTTTATGATCAATACAAGCTTGTAAATAGTTATTCGCTTTACGAATGAAATCAGTAGTGAAATTTTGTTTAAAACAAATCGCGCCTTTTTCTATATTATATTCTCTCGCAGCTTTGCGCGTCATGTTTATATATTCATTTCCTTCAAGAGATGTATCAGCTTCAAAGAATCCTAAATTAATATTAGACTTCTTAAATAATTCACTTTCTCTTGCGCTATCAATAAATTGATAACCAGCATTATCGATGCATATCATGACTATGTTAAAATTAGTCATTAGATAATGAAGATAAGTTATATGAGCTTTTAAATTACCACCAGCAACAGCATATCCATGAACTAAAGTTCCTTGTTTACGTTCTTCATCTAGTTCAAAAACAGACATAGCAAAATAGTCAGAACTTGGGCTATTAGAAAAGCTTGGATCAATTCCTAAAAGATATTTAACATTAGATTTTCCTTTGATTAAAGTATATGGAGCTTCTCCATCAGGAATAGTGCATTCATGCATTTTCTTTGCGCTAAAATATCCATCACTACCATCAGTAAATTGAGCGCAATATTCTCTCAAGAATGAACTATGAGATGTGCCGCCATTTTGAGCTTCTTCAATAACGGTATTATCAATCATGTGAGTTGGCAAAGCTTCATAACTCATTTGAGCTATAAAATAAGTAGCGTCACCTTTTTCATTTGAATAAATCTTATCGTTCCACTCTTTATAAGTTTTATATAAGTTCTCAAAAGTAAAAGATGCAGATGAAAGAGCAATCATCTTAGAAGTATTTGGAAAGACCATTCTTTCCGCTTCAGTCATATGACCATCTTTAATTAATTTATCCTCAATTTCTCTAATTTCCATACGCTCTTTCATGTTCTGAGGAGCGACAAGGAATGGCATCAATACAGTTTTAATAATATCTTCAGGTAATAGAAGATACTCGTCTAGTAATAGAATATTGGCGCGAAAACCACGAATCTTTTCTCCGTTGAGAGGTATGGCTGTAATGGAACCTCCATTAATTTGCCATTCATATTGATCGTTTCGTTTGGCTTTCACGCCGAAAGCTTGTTGAAGAAGTTCGCCGCCTTTTGAATCAACGATCTTCTCTAAATAATTGAAAATAAAACGCGCAGTTCTAAATGTAGGACCAGCAATTAAAATTTTTGTATTTGGTTCAAATACGCATTGCAAAAAGCAAAACACGCCGCCAAGGAATGTCTTACCGCAACCACGACCAAGAACATTCATGCAGAAATTACGGTTCATCATTCCTTTGAGAATCATCTCTTGGAATGGCGCGAGTTTTATTCCTGAAAGTAATTCAGTCGTAAATCCTACGTTGTTTCTTAGAAACTTTGCAAGAGTGACACGAGCTTCTTTATCATCAAGTTCTCCTTTAAGAAGCTTATACTCTTCATTCAAATCAGGAAAATCTGATTTATATTTATCTGGACAGTAAATCATAATTTCTGTATATCATATAATAGCTGAAGATCGTAATTTAATGATATATCTTTATTGATAAATATTTTCTCTATCACTCTTACGCATTCTTCTCTGCCATCTACAAATAAAAACTGCACGTTCTTATATGTAGTCATTAATGTTCTGACTTTATGAAATATAAAATCAGGATTGACTTTTGTATTTCTAGCTATATATGGAAGATAATTAAACCTCAGACACGTTGCCAAATCATTCTCAACTACCACAACAATAGAACTATTATTCTCAGCGGCTCTTTCTATCTCCCGACAAAATCTATCATACCCTG